AATTAGCCGGTCTTTGGTTTCATCCCACGATCTGGCCTTTTTCATTGACTCAACGAGCTCCTGTTGGTCAGCAAGGTTCATCTTCTTCATGATGTATTCTTCGGTGCTCATATCGTCCCGAAGATCGGCCAGGCCTCCGTCGTCAATCAACTCTTTGGCCTCTGCTTCTGTGATTAATCCTCTATTCAGACTGCTTTCGATGTTTTTCTTCGCCCTCAGTCTAACGTTAAGAGCTTCCTTCGCCTCTGCAATCTTCCGAACGGCCTTGTGCTGTTCCTCTCCCTGGAGCCCGTTCAGCCAGTCCCGGCGGCTTCCGTAATAACCGATATCGGCCCGCCCGCCGCGATACTGTTTCCCGCCACCGGGGCCGGAGCCGCCAACCTTACCCGGGCGCCCCTTGTGTCCGTAATTGCCGCTGCCCGGCCCGCCGTCTTCGGCTGTTCTTTCGTTGGAAATGAAATCACCCATGGTGAACACATGTCCAGCATAGACTCCTTCATCCGTGTAGGACTCCATCTCGCCGGAAATCGGATTTCTGCTGAACAGCATGCCTTTCACCTCCTAAACCGCTACCGGTTCCTCACTTATAATGACTTTTGTCCGGTTCAGAACCACGGTATAACTCCCGGAAAGCCCGTGACCTTCCGCATTGATGGCGTCATAGCCATACAATGCAGCTACAACGCCATCATCCAAATGCTTCGGTAAATTGGATCTTTCCTTCAGGCGCTTCAGTTCATCATACGTGATGATTTTCGCGCTCGGATCAAGCGTCATCATGCGCGTTGTCGGCTTTGGATCGACCTTTGGCATCTCGCAATTTCCTTCAAGATATGACCAGGATTCTCCGACATTTAGATCTTCCATCCTGATCATATCCTGACCATCCATGGTTATAAGGTAATTGCCTTTCACTCTGTATACGGTCGCTCCATATTTCTTGAAGTGGTCTTCGCTCGGATCTCCAACAGCAATAAAGCTCCTGTCCTCAGGCATATTCTCAACATCTCCGTCCTTTTTGCTTTTGAACGGTTTCATGTCCTTCTCATCGAAATAATAGTGATGATCCTCGCCTTCGTTGTCTGTACCGCTTGCCTTGACTTTTCCTTCAGGAACAATCGGCTTAACGCTCTCCATCATCCGCTTGACTCCGAGCTGACGATAATGCTGCATCTCGCCTTTGGCCCCTTCCAGGGCTTTCTGACGCGCATTGTTGGCATACTCTTCGGTGACCTCATCAAGGTTTATGAAGGAATCGAACTCTTTTCCAAGATCCCCATCATAGATTGCTCCGTTGTTCATATCAACCCAGCACATTCCGTATTCTTCCAGATCCACGGCCTCGATCATTCTCCGCTCAATGGTACCATCTGGAAGCTCTTTGCCGAACACGTACCGTTCGCCTTCATCAGTCGGCTCCGGCATCTTCTCGCCGTCCAAGTCTTTGTCAAACTCCCGGCCCAGCTTGAAGTTTCTGCCGCGGTTATCCTGGATGATCTCCCCAGCACGGTACTTTGCCTCAGGGCTGTCCCATTTCTTTGGCTTCAACCCATAGCACCCGGCACAATACATGCCCTGACCGAATCCGGCGCCGCCTGTTCCGCAGTCCACATAGAAGAAACCCTCCTCAAGATCCTTGTCGTACTGATCAAGCTGGGCCTGATCAAATCCGACATAGCTCCTCAGGAGGATTGGCATCTGCGGGTTATTTTTCACAATCTTGTCGAACTCTGCCTGTGACACGATCTTCGGCACCCCATCGAACCCCTGCTGATGGATGACATCCTCAATATCGGTGTCGATTGCATGGCTTCCTCTTGTTTTTCCGAACTTTCCGCCTTCACCTTCGCCCTGATACGTCCAGGTTTGAGAAATGTCCTTTCCATCGACCGGCTTGTTGTTCTGCCGGAGCTTCTTCAACCGCTTGTCTCTGACCTCGCTATGCTCATGCAACATCGCATAAACACGCTTGGCATAGGCGCTCATGTTTTCATCTGTTCCACATGCAATCCGCTGATCTCTCAGAGCGTTCCGCTGAGTCTCGGACATGCTCTTGACAAACTCATTATAGTCCTTGCTGTTTCTGGCGCTGGAAACGATTCCCTTGAATGCCTGAGTTTTGGCAAAGCTCGTGTATCCGGTTTCCTTGCTCCCGGAACGGAAAGCAGACCCTCCGCTCTCTTTCTGGCTCCCGCCAACCTTGCCAGGTCTGCCAGAATGCCCAAAGTTGCCTGATCCAGGTCCGCCGTCCAGGTTCAACAGCCGGTTGGCCTGCCGGAGAGCTTCATCCTTGCCCAGGAACTTGAAAACCCCGGCAATGATCTTCCCTTTGCTCATCCGGCTCACCCCCTTATGCTGCCTTATTCCACCTGTCAATGACCTGCTTCTTCGTCATGGTCACGATCTTTCCGTGATCATGGACCTTTATGATGTCCGGCAGGAACTCGATATCAACAACCGGTTCCTGATAGCACCGGCAGTTGAATGTGTTCCCCGCGTGGTAGTTCCCATATGGTTTCTGTGTCCCAAAAAGCGCCTCCGGATTCGGAGGATCGTCATAGAACACCAGGACGCCATCCATCCCGATGTGCGAGTCTCTGGACCGCTCGTCCTTCACGCACCGCCAGAAGTACGCCTTGATCCCGCAAGCCGCTGCCCGGGCCTCTACGACCGCCGCATTGGCCTTTGCGCACTCCGTCCGGGCGATACACTTCAGGTTCCGCTGCATGTGTTCCGGAATGACCTTCCGGAGCTCCGCTTCGACCTCTTCCGGTCTCATGCCTTTCAGGGCCATCCGCGCCGCGTACTGGCTTGCGTATTTCGCCCATTCTTCCGGCAGAGTTTTGATAAACGCCGCGTTTTCGGAGATGAGCTGTGCAACCATGGTTCCCACTGGGCCGCTCATCTCTTTTCGGATCAGCTTTGCCAGCGCTCGCCCGTTGTGGCTCATGGACACGGCCTCCCGCCAGGAGGTTGCGCTGGTATTCCGCTGCGTATGGACCATTTTCGAAATGATCCGCTTCAGAAAGCCGTCAACCTCATCTGATTGCATGAACTTCCGCCATTCGGAGCTGTTCCCGTTCAGAATGCCGCCGCCGTTCTTGACGTCATCAATCAGGTTCTGGAACACTTTGCAGAGATTCTTCCAGAATTTCCGTTCTTCGCTCTTCTGGACCGCTGGCATCCTTCCTCACCCTTTCCGAAAGAAAAGTGGTTGGGCCGTGGGTTTCCGGCCCATTTAAGCGCAGTGTATGAAAAAGGAGGTGACATCATGGCATGAAGAAACGGTCTGATCCTGGCAAGGGATACCATTGCGCACCACTTTTAAGCCCGGACAGGCAAACCGGGACGGGCTTCAGGCTTACCAGGCCCCCGCCTCCCCCGCTGACGCACCCTTAGCGGACACGGAGGAAGCTGTGCCCGGGTCGGGCTGGGGCTGTTTTGAAAGCACAAGAAAAGCCCGGCGGTGAACCGTCGAGCTTTTCTCGGTTGTTGATCGGTTAATAGCACATCTCGAGGCAGTAGGCAATCGTGCTCACAGAAGCCTTGTAGTGTGCTTCTGGTGTCATGTCGGTATCTTCTCCGTTTTCTTCGATCATGTCCTCGTAGGCACCCTGAATCTGCCCTTCTTCTTTTTTCAGATAATCATCAAGCTCTTGATCTGTTAGTTCATAGCAAGCCAGATGCTGTTTTACGTCTTCCTTCACGTCCTGAAAAAACTTCTCATAACTCGGCATGGTTTAGCCTCCATTCATGCTGTCGTCCCGTGCTTTTTGAGCCGCAAAGTAGTCGTCCGATTTCTTTACGCGCCTCACAAACTGGCTTTTCCTCTCGCCGTACTGCTTTGAGATTTCATCATAGGATCGGCCTGTGTACTTGAAGAAGATGACCGGTTCTTTGTGGTCTCTTCCTCGTACCCAGTCGTCCGGGCGGATCCCTTTCACGTCTGCAAACGGGCACCAGCTTACCGGTTCAAATCCATTCCGGATGTAGAACCCATAAAGGCCTCCGAAGGCGTCCAGTTTGTTTCCGCCTTGTGCTCTGGCGTGAGCGAGAAGATCGGAACCTCTGACGGCCTTGTCTCCGGGGTGCTTGCATACGCTGACAATGTCTCCGTCATGGACCGCAACCGCAGACCCTCCCGGTGTTGTGTAGCAGTCCATGTGCTCATAGTCGTCATCCGTGTAGCTACTGTCGACCCTCCAGGCCGCTTCTGGTCTTTCCTTCGCCACAGCATCTTTGGCCGCGTGGAAGGTTTCCCGGAATTTCTTCGCCACTGTCTTTGCGAAATTGGACTTGCCTTTATTATAGTCCGTTTTCGGACTGTTTGCAACCCCTTCGGAAGAACTTTCTCCGGATGATCCGGACGATGTTCCGCCGCCCTTTGGGGCAAACTGGCCTGCGTTCCCGGGCTGGCCCCTGGGGTGATCGGATTCGTTCCAGTCTTTCCCCCGGAAAAGTCCCTTGATCCGGTCGATCAGGGTTTCTTTCCGCTTCTCGTCCACCAGAGGCTTGTCCTCGATCCCGTGGGCCTTCCGATATTCGGCAATTGCGGCTCTGGCTGCGACAATGTCGCCGTTTTCGACTGCTTTTTCGATCTGGCTGCGGAGCTCGGTGACTTCATCCTCTTTCTGGCCCTTCACGATGAGCCGGTGAACCCGTTCCTTGAGGTTCCTGATCCGCTCGGTTTCGTCCGAATCGTCGGTCTCTTCCTGCTTCTCCCGCAGGTTGTGAACCCGTTCCTTCAGCTCATGGATCTTTTCCATGCGCTGTTCGCCCTGCTCCGGTGCTTCCGGTGCTTCAGGCTGCGGTGCTTCCGGTTTCGGCGGTTCCGGCGGCTGCGGTCCACCCTGTAGCGGCATCTGTTCTCCGCCTCCAGGCATTCCCGGACCGCCTGGGCCCATCATGCCCATCGGGTCTTCCATCTCTTCGCCGTTGTCGATCTCTTCTTCGGCGTTTTCGATGTCCTCGTCCGTGATATTCGTCCATGCGCCGATGGATTTGCCCTGTTCCTGGAGCTCCAGAAGGGCCGTTTTCTGGGAGATGAGTCCGGCGCTGTATGCCTGGATGATGGATGTGGCCTGCTTGCTCATGATCTCCGCCCGCTGGTCCGGCGTTGTGGTCATCAGCGGCTCGAACACAACCTCCATGTCCTCCGGGATCTTCCCCCAGAGGGAAACGGCCATGATCGGCAGCAGTTTTTCAATTGCGGGCCGCAGTTGCCTCTCCTGGAGCTGGGCCAGCATCTCGTAGTAGTTCTTCATGTCGCTCTCACCGGTGGCGTTCATGCCCTGCGGAGAGCGTCCAAAGAGCTTTGTGGCCGGGATTTCAGCCGCCCCGGCCATGTCCATCATGAAGGACTCGTAAACCTCAGAAATGCCTGCGAAGGAATACGGGTGCTGTTCGTAGTTGTCCTCATTGCCCATCAGCAGCAGACCGAAACTGTTCTTGATCCGGTTCATGTTCTCGATGGCCGTAAGGACCTTTTCCTTCATCTTGTCGGTGCCCATGGCGATGGCCTGCCCAAAGTCTCCGACTTTCAGGGCGGATACGTTCGCCTGGAATACGAGCTGTGCGATATTCGCACTCGTGGCGTTCCGCTTCTGGAGCTCTTCGTACACGTGTTCGAGCTCAGAGGCGCCCCAATACTCTTCGTTGATCTCCTCCTGGATCGGGAGCATCCGTCCCGTGAACCGTAGAAGCCTCGAATGATGGATCCTCAGCGTCTCACTGCTCGTGTTGTCCAGGATGACGTCGTAGTATTTCGGATAGCCAAACTCAGGATCGTCCATGTCTTCTTCAAGCTCCATGGACGGATACAGGCCGTTGGTGCGGTCCACGATAATGAGCCCACGGAAACAACCTGGCGTCAGGGTATCGAAGTCCAGAGGCTCGTCCAGCATGTCCTCCTGGCCTTTAATGACAATCACCGCCGCCGCGCCGCCGTAGAGCCGTGCCCACCGCAGGCCGTTGGTGATCTCCTGCTTGACATTGTGCTTTGCTTCCAGCTTCGCCAGCTCGTCGAGCTTGTCCTGCTCGATTTCTGACGAAACACTATACCAGGATCGGGTCATATCCTCGCAGGGCGTGTCGATGATCCGCTTTGCAAGCCAGTTTTCCCGATACATGACCGTCAGGGTTTCAATGTCCCGCGTGATTGAATGCCGTTCGAAGTCGTTTGCTCTGGTCAGGGGAGAGGCTTCACCAAGGTAAGCCAGGGAATTGATGAAGCCGTCGATTGCGCTCTGGCGCTTCGCTGCGGCATCGTTTCTCACAGGCTGGCGATTCGGCCTGTTTGCGGGCCGTTTGCGCTTCTTAGCCATCACGCATCACTCCTTTATCCGTAAACTAATGATTTATCCAGTATCCGGCAGCAGCAGGCCGCGCTGTCCGGCGCGTCATCGTGCTCTGCCTCAATCGTGTAGTCCAGAATCTGCTCCAGGTACTCCGGATCGGTGTCCGGGTGCCATTGAATCTGCTCCCACCATTTCCGTAGGAACGTCGCGATCTTCACGTATTTGTTCTCTTTTTCATTATATCCGCTGGCGAACACGCCCCGGTTGAACAGCTCCTTCTTCAGGTAGCCCTTATCGGCGTTGTTCTCGCAGTGGATCGGGAAGCAGCGAAAGCGCTCCGCGTCCGCAATGATATGATCCATGACGGTGTCAACGTGCTTGTGCCATATCTTCCCGTACATATAAATGGTGTCACCGTCCCGGGCCGCACAGGTAAATGCCGTGCTGTCCTCTCCGCCATAGCTGGCGTCGATGTGGCTGATTCCGTCGTAGAGCGGTTTGTCGCCATCAAAGAACTCCGGCGCTTTGGTGAATAGCGCACCGGCCTCGGCGATGTGCCGCAGCTCGTAGTTGGCCGCGAAGAGGCTCGGCGTCATGCTCCGACGAAGGTCCGCAATCTTCGCCTCACTGAGCATGCCGGTCCGCTTGTAATCCCAGACCTCTGCGGGTGGCATCAGGGAAAAGGCGTCGTCCTTGTGCCAGGGCGTTCCGGTGTTGATCATCCGGCCTCCCGGGTTGCGGACGTTCTGAAGCTCCTGATACACGGCCTTCGTGTGCTCGCGTTCGGCCTGTGATACCCGGTCCTTCAGGTTGATAATATCGTCCGTAATCACCCGGTCGGCGTGTTTGCCGGTCAGTGATCCGGAGATACCTATGCCCAGGAGCTGCGGAGCTCCACGGGGTGCGCAGTAATAATTGGTCACGACCTCGCTGGCCGTGGACCGTACGACTTCCAGCGGCTGGCCGGTCAGCGCGTGGCAGATGTCCCGGAAGATCGGCTCGTTCAGGATTCGGTCGACGTTCTTAATGACCTCGACAACGTCCGTGTCCGTCTTCCGCAGGAAAATGATGTTCTTGTCCCGGTATCGGACCATCATCAGCGCGATAGCCACGCCCAGGCAGGTTGTCTTATAGGAACCACGATGGGCCTGTAGCGTCATGTCCTCGGTCCCGTTGACCATGTTCACGATCCATTGGCCGTGCATGCTGGTCATTTGGTTGTACCCGAGTTGATGGCACAGGGCGACGGGGTGCTGTATGAACCATGCCGCCTTTTCCTGTTCTGTCACGGAGCATCACCGGACATCTTTGCGAAGGCGTCATCCAGACTCTCGAACTTCGGCAGGGCAACGGTGACTTCGGTCTTTTCCGCCGCCTTCTCTCCTATGGTGTCCCGGATGTATTCAGCGGCCTTGACCGCGTTCCGGCCCAGTGTGGCCTCTTTGATCATCCTCATCAGGATCAGCTCTTGTTGGGTGTGCTCTTTGCCTTCATTGTCTTTGGTCTTGACCTGTAGCAGCTCCAGCAGCTCCTCACGCAGGGTTTTGCGGGCTTTCTTGACCGCTGCGGATTTGACTCCGCCCTTCCTTCCCAGTTCCCGCGCTTGTTCCCCGGGTTCAAAAGGCCTCCCCTCAGGCAGTTCGACCCCGTTCCTCGGTGATCGTGGTCTGGGTTTCTTTTGTTCCGCTGGCGGATTATCATTCTTCGCCTCAGCGGCCTTTGGTGTCGGCTTCTTTGGCGCAGTCTTTTTCGGCGTCTCTTTCTTCGGCGCGGGCTTCTTCGCTGCCGGTTTCTTTGTCACCGGTTTCTTCGTCGCCGTCCGCTTTACGGGTGTTCCTTTCTTCTTCTCCTCTTCGGGAGGAGTCGCTTTCTTCGCTGGCATTGTTCTTCCTCCTTCACAACGTCAGTGATTGTCGATGGATATTACGTTGACCACAGTGTATCCAGCCTGGATCAGCAGGTCTCTTGTGGCCTTCAGCGTCATCCCGGTGGTCAGGATGTCATCGTACAGGATGATGTTCTTCTCTTTCGGGTTCTTCTTCAGCTCGAATATGGGGCATACCCGGTTGTGGTTGATGCAGGTGACCGCGTCCTTATAGAATGGAATCTCCAGCGCGTCGGCCATGATCTCACAGATGGCCGTTGCAAAATGGAATCCGTTCCCATGTCGCCGCCTGGGTGTGGTCAGGATGCACCAGTCGCCCTTGTGCAGGTTATCGCCCATTGTGGCTTTCAGGAACTCCAGGGCGGTGTCTGCGAACATATAGGTATTGCCCCTGTTCTTGATCTCCGCCAGTGGCTGTCCCTGCTTCCCGGCCTTGAACATGGAATGATAATATACATCCCCGGCCTTGTGCAGGGCGGTTCGGTCCTTCAGGTCGCAGAGGGCCTTGGACGTTTCCCACCGTTTCTTCTTCTCCGCATCCGTCTCGAAGTCAAACGCAAAGAAATCCGCCGCCGTGAAATTGAGGTCTTCAATCTCCTTGGCGAGCTTGTCCGGGTCCCATCCTGAGTATTCCCCGGTTTTGTTGTCCTCCAGGCGCCATTTTCGGACCTTTTCATCGTTCAGGTCCGAGCAGATGATGCACGGGACTTCCTTCAGGCCCAGTTTCTTCGCGGCTTTGTATCGGCTGTGTCCATTGATGATGGTCCCATCCGGCAAAATGTCGATGGGTCGCCGGAATCCGACATCCGTGATTGCCTGACATACGGCGTCCACGGCCTGGGCCGGAATCTTTCGCGGGTTGTTCTTGTACGGTTTGAGCTTTGAGATCGGCAGGTAGACAATCTCCTGCTTTTCCATTTCTTCCTCCTGGCTACACGAGAAGACCACCGCGTTTTGCGGTGGTCTGGTAAATCTCCTATAGCTTTCGCTGAGTATATCATACCACACCTAAAAACATATGTCAATGTGCCAAAAGTGTGCCAAAACCGTGCCAAATCACGCCGTGAACCGCTTTATGGCCTCTTTGAGCTCTTTTATGAACAGCTCCACATCTTCCACGGAACCAAGATTGTATTTTTCTCCAAGTGCCCCATAGCTATTCATGATTGTAAGCTCATCTCCATACATCCTATATATATTTTTCTTGCCTTTCAGCATACAAATCTTGAGCCCTACATCTTCCTCCGTCTTTTGTGGCTGGACCTGCTCCTGCGGCTGGGTGAGTTTCTTTTCCAGGTCTTTGAGGATCCTGTCCTTGTCCGGGCTTTTCATGATTTCGTCTGTAATTCGTTTTATTTCTTCACCAACCGGGGTCGAAAATTCCTCCACATCTTCAGCTCTTACGCTGTAATGTCCTGCTTCCTCTGGGTTCTTCTGCTGGATCGGCTCTTGCTGCACTTCAAACCTCTTTTTCATTTCTTCGAATAGTTTCTTCTTTTCCGGGCTCTTCTGGAACTTTTCGATGATTTCGCTTAAGCTGTCATCCATTGGGTTTGCATGCACGACCTTCTCTGTGCCTTTCTCTTCATTTTCTCCGTACAGTTTGACCTTCTGCACTTCCCCGTGTTTGCCCTTAAACTTGACGATCTGCGGAGGATTATCATTCTTCGGCTTCTGGACCGGCGCCGCGGTTTCCTCTGGTTCCGGTTCCTTCTTCCGGCGTCCTTCCTTCTTCATGGCCTCCAGCCTCTCCCAGGTCTCCGGGTCTGCCGTCTTCAGGTCCGCTCTGATCCTGTACCACGTCTGCCGTGTATCCTTGATCCCCAACGACCGAAGATATTCCTCCGGGTCTCCGCCACCCAGGGCAACTTTGACGGCGTTCTTCTTGTCCTCCAGTGTGATCTTCCTACCCATGATCTTTTTCCCTCCCGGTTTTCCGTCTGTGAATTGGCTACGTTTTCTGCCGCTAAACTCATCCTGGAGATTAAACCACGTCCCGCGTGGGCTGACATATCCCTCGCTCTTCAGGTATGACAGCACGTTTCCGCCGTTCTTCTCGATCTGGGCGCAGTGCTCCCACATGAGCTTCCGACCTTCCTTCGTTGTCGGTATAGGCATGGTTCCCTCCTGATTATCATTCGTCCCTGTGCAGGCTCTTCTCCGGGTCAAAGCCCTCCGGATATCTCTTCTTCAGCTTCTCG